TGCTGTACGCGCTCCTTGACCGCCGCCTTGTCTTCCTTGCTCAGCCCGGAAAGATAGTTTTTCAGCGTGTCGATCTTCATCTGCATCGAATTCTTGTGCGATTCGATTTCAGATTTTGTGCGCGTGCGCTCAGACTCGATATTCTTATCCCGTTCCTCATTGACAGAAGCGATGCGGCTGTCCCGTTCGGACTGGCTCTTTTCGATCCCGGCGTTCATCTTCGTCCGTTCGGATTCGATCCGGCTGTCCCGAGAGGCATTGATGTTGCCGACAAGCGTATCCCGCGCGGTCTTGCTCTTCTCGATCCCCTCGTTCGTGCTCGATTTGCTGGATTCGATCCCCGCGTCCTGTCTGGCCTTCGAGTCGGCAACCTTGGCCTTGCGCTCGTTTCCGAAAAGCTCCCGGATGTACTTCGCATAGGCCCGGCCTTCCTCGTTCAGCCCCTTGGTCGAGGCATTGCCGTAGCCGAGCTTCCGGTTTTCCTTCTCGACGTTCTCGTAGTACCATCTCCGATACTCTTTCGCCTCCTGCGGATCGTCAAAGTGCCGCAAAGAGGCTTCGAGATTGTCGAGCTGCTCGTCCATATCGTCGAGATCGGATACCGCCCGAAGGTAATCCTCCTCCGTCATCGGCCCGTCGTCCTCTTCCTCGGCCTCTTCTTCCCCGCCTGCGGGATTTGTCCCCGGAGCCTGACCGGTTGTGTCATAGAGGTTCTTGTTCCGGAGAATATCTGCGTTCGGATCGGTCGACGGCTTCATGCCGATTGCCTGACGGATTTCGTTGGACGTCGTGATCTCGTTCCGTCCGAATTTGTCCGCGATCTCGGCGATCTTCTCCACCGGTACCAGAGCGAACGGATCGCGGTAATACTCGATGGATTGATGCTGCGTGATGGCAGTCTTTGTCAGGAAAGTCCGCTTGATGCTGTCCGCGACCGCCGCCACAAGGGGCTCGATGATCCGGTTGTTGTAGTTCAGCATCGTCTTCTCGTCCGCCGTTCCGTTCAGGATATCCGCGGTGATACCGAGCTGGGAATAAGCAAGGTCCGTCAGATACTGGATCTGACTGAGAAGATTGTTCTCGATCGGCCTGTTCAGCTGCTGGATCTTCTCCGTACCGTCCGTCCATGCAATACCGTACTTGGAACCGGATAACTGCTGCTCGATCTCCTCCCGCCTCTCCTGCGCAAGCGCCTTTCTCTGCGGCGTCTTGACCACATAGGGAAGCTGTATGATAAGATCCAGCTTGCCGGAGGAAGACTGCTCATCCACCGCGTCCAAAAGCGCGAGCTTATGGATCAGCCGCTGAAAGGTGGAATTGTGCTCGTTCATCACCGCGTAAAACGGATTCTCCACGATTGCCACGACTTTCTTCGGAACAACCATTTCTTCCCGCCGCCCGGTATCTTCGTTGTAAACGCTGATATGCACGTGCTTCGGATGCCATTGCGTGATCCGTCCGACCCGCATGGAGTTGATCTGATACGTGCCGGTCACCTCCGGGTCGAATGTCGTGTCGATCGGAACAAGCGCGATGACCCCCTCGTCCAGAAGCGAGAAAAAAATATCCAGACGGAACGCTCTGCCCGTCTGGTCAATGTTCGCTTCTACGGATAGACACCGGTTCAGGCCGGAGTCCAGCGTCTCGAGATAGCGGTCGTTGTCGTCCAGCTTCACATGCTGAATATCCACCTGCGCGGCGTCGACGGCGATCCGGTTTTTGATGGCCGTCACAATGGACCGGTCGCCGGAATTCCGGTAGTACCGCCGGTTGAAATCGGGATTGTACTCGCTGAATCCGCCGACATAAGACCTTGCGTACTGAGTCGGATCGCGGCTCTTAAATACGTTCCAGGCATGTTTCAGCCTGTCGGTAAAAGTATATTGCATTTTGATTTTGCCCTCCTGTGTCAGCCGACATCAACCGAAGTTTTCCGGTAAGCGATCCGCCCGGAACCGTACACGCCGCGTTTGAGCTGGCTCAGATCATACCCTGCGTCGGCCAGAGCCATGTGAACGCCGACCTCTCCGCGTTTTGCCACCCACTTGACCACTTTGCCGGACGGGGCGTGGATCTCCTTCACGTTCTTGTTCATGATCTCGGCCAGCTTCTGGTTGTATGCATTGACGTAGGTCGCCGAGAGCCGTCCGTTCGCATTCGTCGGGCTTATCTGCCGGTTGAGTTCCTTGACGAACTTGTTCACCTCACGGCGCGACTTTGAGTAAGTCTGATTGTAGATCTTCTCCTCGCGTTTGTGCGCCCACTTCGTGTCTTTCTGATCCAGCCTTTTCCGCCCGGCTTCCGTAAGAGTCCCATCGGGATTCTGGTATCGCCGAATGCCCCATTTCATCCCGAGGATGCCGTGATGCTGAAGAGATTCGTTCGCATTGTTTGAAACATTTTGCTCCATTCTGTTACGTCTCCTCTCTTCAAATATAGTAAACCGCTTTCAGGCAGCCCGGCATCCATTCGAATACCATAAACCGCTTATGCGCACCGACATATCCTTCGTCCTCGGACCATCGGTCAGTCTCACCGTTTCGGAATAACCGTCGGATCATCACACCGTAGAGATCGCCTTCTCCTTCGCGGTGCAGATGCCCGGCATGGATCTCACGGACGATGGCATAGGAGAATTCCTCCGGGAACTCGATCGTAAACTGCCCGCGCAGGTCGTGAACCTTGCTCCTCGCATAATGTCCGTGCGTCAGTCCGATAAAGCATCCGTTCCAGTAGATGCACTTCCTCTGCTTGAAACGGTCGTCCACATGGACTTGCGGGTAGTGATCCTTCAGCATCTGAACAAAACACCAAGCGAGACTCTCGTCATGATTCCCGATCGAATAGATCAGATTCACGCGTTCTGCCTGCCGGAGAGAAGCGTCGATCACACTGTACCAGATTGTCCGGGCCATTTCCCATGCCTCCGGTATGTCCGCCTTCTCAATGACTCTGCCGGAAGCGGTTCTGCCGCGCATATCGTCATTGTGAAACAGATCCTGTCCGATAACGACATTGATCTCTTCCCATTTCTGCCGCCCGATAATATCGAGCAGTTGTCCAATGCTCTTCGTGTGGTCGGAAAGCGGGAGATGCATATCGAAAAGCGGGATCTCCAGCATGCCGATTCCGTCTCCGGTTACCGGTTCGATGCGGACAGGCTCCGTATTTTCCCGGATCGCATCCAGAAGCGCATCCCATTGTCCGTCGTCGAGCGTCTGTTTAATCCATGCCTGCGTGATTTCTCCCTTGCTGTTCACCTGTACCGTGGCATTGTGCGCAGTAAATCCCTCATAGGTCCCGCTGTCCAGCGTCTTCCGATCAGGGTAGTCCTGCTTTCGCCAGCTTCTCAGTCTCCGCTTGAAACTCTCATAGCTCGCGGTCGGGTAATCGTCGTGAAACAGCTGAAGATAGATTTCCTTCGGAGGCCGCCCTTCATTATAGGCGTCTACGCATCTTTTCTTTGTCTCTATGTCTATCACAGACAACGGCCGTCGCCTCCTTTCTGTTTTATCCCTCGAACGCGTCCCGGTTGGCCTTGTATGCCACGTAAGCGTCCATCATGGCCGCGACCGAGTCGATCTTCTGGTCGTACCGCTTCTTCATCAGCTTGCGGTTTCCGTTCGTGTCCTCGATCGCAATGCAGTTCCCCATCGCAAAGGTCATCATCTGCTCGTCGAAGATCAGCATCCTCTCCCCCGCCAGCTTCTTCAGCTCGCCGAGCGGAACGCTCTCCGTCTTCGCGCCCTGTATGACCTTCTCCACGCCGAACGGTCCGTTTTCCGTTGTCCACCGCTCCACGAATTCCCGCGCGTTATACGGGTCGTAGCCGAAACACCGCACGTCGTATTCTTTCTCCGCGATATGCCGGTCCAGATCGTCGTAGACGTCGATCATATCGAGAACCGTTCCCTCCATGACGATTAGACTTCCTTCCGCCATGAATTCGTCGTACTTCTGTCGGAGCGACGCCTGTAATTTGCTCATCGTCAGCGATGTGATGTAAGCCCGCGTCTTTACGCCGAAGCATCCGTCTGGCAGAGGAAACAGGAACGTAAAAGCGCAGAAGTCGTCCCCCAAAGACAAGTCCGCTCCAAGAGAACACGGCATCGACCAGAACTCCCGCGGCCTATGCACTTTGGTTTCCTCATAGGTGAAGTAGTATGTGTAGCCTTCCATAGCCAGCCCGAACCGCTTTGCCAGAATATCGTTTTTGGCGGACGGAACCTTCTCGGCCCGTTCCACGTCAAGCTGATATGTCTCATAAGAGACAGTCTTGCCGATGTTCGGATTGCATTTCAGCCACATGTTCGGCTTGCCGACTTCCTCCAAGCTGTCCAGTTTGTACCACCAGATCGAAGTGTGCGGATTGATGTATTCGCCTTTGAGGATCTTTATCAACTCCATTTTGATGGAGTCGCCGGTTCCGTTCCGAACGGTTCCCTCAGAACTTGTGGCGATGATCACATAATCGTCCAGCTTGGAAGCCCCCTGCTCGATCGGCCCCACAACGTCCTCATTTACATCCCCGGACAGCCATTCGTCGATCGTGGCCACCTTGCATCGAAGTCCTTGCAGCTTGTCCGTATTCATCGGACGGATTTCAAGCAATGATCCCGTCAGAAAGTTCTCGATCCCCTTCTTTGTCGGAGCCAGTTTAACCCTCTTTGCCTTCGACCCGGTCGTGTTCTGGATGGATCCTTCCGTCAGAAACCGGAACAGAGGGCCGCGGGATCGTGTGATAGCCGTTCGGATCGGGCTCATTACCTCGTCCGCCTGCTTCATAGTCGGAGCCGTCGTGATCTGCTGGGTTGTAGAGGAGTCCGCATTCAGGAAAAACGCCTGTACGGAGGAATCATAAACGGACTTTGCCGCGCCGCGCCCGACGATCAGATACTGCTTGTGGCACAGTCGTTTCTTGATCCTCTTGCGGACATACCGTCCTCCGCGTCCGTTTGTTCCGGGCTCATAAACGCTCCGTTCCTCGAAGTAGTACCACCCGAGCAGATCCTCGCCCCAAAGCTTGAACGACGGCAGAAGAGCGAGATCGGACCCGTCCGTCAGGGTCAGCTCATTCTCGCAGAATCGGATCCACCCTTCAACCGGAGCGGGATCATAGTAGTAGTTCGGGCTTCGGATCAGATAGTCGATCCGGTTCATCTGAAGGGAAATCTCTCTGCATACCGGGATCTCCCCGCGAATCACGG